ATGGAACAGGAAACAAATGGCTTTCGCCCGGCAAGGCTGTCGTGGGTGCTGGTGTTCGGCACGGGTGCCATGGTTGTTGCTATGCTTTTTCTGCTCTGGCTTCGGGCTGATTTACGCCATGTGGAGCAGATTGACACCCCGCAACCGCTGATGCCAGTAGAGATGGAGTATGCAGCTGGCGCTACAACGGACGGTGGTGTGCTGCGCATAGAAGGGTTTGTGCGACAGAAGGGATTAGAACCTTCTGTGTTTGATTGTACAGTGGCACTAGTCTATGAGGATGGAACAGCGCTTGCATTGCCTACAAGGATGCTGCGTTCGGGTGGATATGGTGTGTTCCCCGGAAGACAGATGGCGTCTAGTGGTGTGTTATCGGTGGTGCCTGTAAGCGAATTGAGACAAGGCGCGCCGGAAATAGTTTTTCTCTGCCATCATGATGGAATGCAGGCAAATCTGTATACAGGGGAGAGAGTGATGATAGAGGTGGCATAATGAAGACAAAAGATACTTTGCAGAGGAACTTTTTGCAGATACTGCCTTTTATTCTGTTAGGAACTGCATATGCAGTTCGCCAGATGTCATTTCCGGCAGATTTTGGAGATGATATCGCATTTGCCAATGCACTGGAAAGCCGGACGCTGTGGCAATTTGTAATCATGAGATACCAAAGCTGGACTAGCCGCATTTTATGGGAACCATTTACTGTGCTTTTCCTTTCCAACGCCTTTACCATATTTCTGTGGCGCTTGGGAAGTACACTATGTGTAATTTTTCTTGCATGGTTTTTTACGCGCTTAGCGTGGAGAGTTGCAGATAATGAGAAGCTATCCTCGGCATGGATAAGCTGTATCGCTGTTTTCTGTGTGCCTTGGGAGTTTCTAAAAGAGGCAGGTACGGTGTGCACATCATTGTTATACCAATGGGCGTTAGCTGCCGCCGCGGCGGCAGCATTGCCTCTGTTGGAGGCACCGCGCCGTGTGCCTGGATGGCAGCTTTGCCTGGGTGCTGTAATGTGCGTGTGGGCAGCCAATATGGAGCAGGTTTGTGTTCTGCTTCTGTTCTTAATGGGCGGATATACATTATACCGCCTTATTGCTGGAGAGGACGGTTGGCATTACAGTGCGGTATGCACTATTCTCTGTGGGCTGGAGCTCGTTTTTCACCTTGTGATATGTCCTGGCAACAGAGCGCGGCTCGACAGCGAGATAATATATTGGTTCGGTGATTATAATATGCTGTCACTGCCGCAAAAAATGGAAATGGCCTTTTCCAGTACTATGCTTTGGGTGGTTGATTTTGGAGAGCTTTTTTGGGGCTGCGCATATCTGCTGATCGCAGTAGTATGCTTGAAAAATGCAAGAGGCATCCTGCTGCGCCTTATTGGCTGTGCCCCGTTTCCCCTCTGGTTTATATTGGGATTTCTTCCAGAAAATATGGCGGCCTTTCCGAAAATGCCCGTTCAATTGACACACTGGGGAACTATCACCATCGAAAATTCTGGGAACCTCATGGCCTATCTGTCGTTTTTAATATGGGTGGCATTTTTGACTTTGCTGGTTTGCTCCGTGTATATTGCGATGGGACATGGGCCTTGGACACTTTTGGCTGAAGGGCTGCTGGCAGCGGGCTTCGGCACTAGGCTCATGATGGGCCTTTCTCCCACAATATGGGCTCCTGGGAAAAGAACCTTTCTCATTTTGCATGTCTGTATGGCGGCAGTTGTGATCTTCTGCCTTGCGGCGTGGCGTGGAAAACAACAAGGAGTGCAGAGGGCGCAGTAAATCAAACTTACGTATGGAACGCGTGACATGTCCAAGGGCTGACAAGGTATATTGCGTGCAAGCCTTATCTTATAAAAGGACGGTGAAATTAATTTCACCTGCGTCACTTATCCACAGCTGGGAAATGGACGTTTTGCATCTCAGACAAAAGCTTGCCTGTTTTTAGGAGACCAATGTTGCGGATTGCTTGGGCTCGATGCTGGAAATAAAAGTTTTTACTGGCTGCTTCCATTGCCCTGTCTCTGGTTTCCGAAATCAATAAAAGCCTGCCGGAGAATTTCTCCGGCAGGTTTTTGTTTCAGGCAAAGGTCAGTCTATCACGGTTTGGGTGCGGCCAATGCCCACCACGGCGCTGGTAAGCTTTTTCCAGGAATTGCAGCCGCAGATGCCGTCTGCCGTGAGGCCCACCGAGCGCTGGAACGCCTTGAGGGCCGTTTCGGTATTGTTGCCGAAAATGCCGTCCAGCGTGCGGGTAGAGTACCCAAGCGCATTCTATCTGATATACTTTCTACTACCAACCGGAAAACAGCGAAAACAAGCGATTTCCATAAACTTCCTTCGGTTCGATTGCTTTTATGGAGTCCCTTGCTTATGCTGAAACGCGAAAACTGTAGAAAGTGGGCGGATAATATATGCACAGTCTGTCGGGAATTTTAGTAGCCATGGGTATCACTCCAAATTATGTGGCCTACAAATACCTTGGCCTAGCCATTGTAACAGCATATCACGATATGTCTTTGCTCACTAAAATTATTAAGGGAATCTATCCGTCAGTGGCAGAAGCGTGCGGAGTATCAGCAGAAAGCATCGAATCCGGTATTCGCCGCAGCATCTGCGATGGATGGAATGGAGAAGGCCGCGCCACGATGGAACATCTAATGAACCGAACATTACTAGATCCGCCTTCCAATGGCCAGCTTATCAGTGCCATTGTCCTTTATATGAAAGAACACATGATTCCACCGTACTTTCCTCTTTAAAACCAGTAGGCCCCGGCATTTGCCGGGGCCTGTATTATTTCTTCAGCTGCTTTACCGCCTGATCAAGGCCCGTGGCGGCAAGGCCGGACGCCACACCCACGGCCGCGGCCGTGATGGGGTCTGTTGCCGGGAAATCCGGCATGCCCACATAGAGGGCCGCAAGGCCCAGCAAAAGGCCGGCGAAGCCGCAGGCAATGGGAATGTACTTGTTGTTGTCAAACGGGGTTGCCTTAACGACAGTACCCACCAGGTAACACAGCACAGTGATTGCCACTACAGTGGCAATGCCGAAAACTGATACATCCATTTTCTTTCTCCTTATCCATTCCGAATTTTAAGCGATTCGCAGCGCCGGACGATATCTGCCACAGAGCGGTCTCCATTGCCCAGCGCATCATAGGCGACATAGCACCCTTTCAGCGTTTCCATCCCATAAGGGGGAATTTCCCCGGTTTCGATGTAGTGCAGACCGAGGTCTATGATTTTTGCCCGCAGAAGCATTTTAAGCCCCTGCTCTACGGCCTTGTCTTTCTTGGCATTGCTCTTCATGCGCCCCGCCGCCCACCCTGCGAAGGCCGCCACCAGGGGCAGCACCGCCGTAATGATGTCTTGCAAAAGTTCCACCTGTCAGCCCTCCAGCGCCGCCTGTGCGGCCTTTATTTTGGCCTCTGCCTGCTCTGCGCGCTCTGTTGCGGCCTCGGCCTTTTCCCCGGCCTCCCGGGCCTGTTGCAACGCTGTATCGCGCTCTGCTGTCACACTGGCCAAGCTGTTGCGCAAAGCCTGCGCCTCGGCCTTGCTCGCTTCCAGCTCCGCGCGCAGCGCCTCGATGTCATCCCCCGCGGGCTCGTCCGGTTTTGCTGGTTCCTCCGGCGTCTCTATGTACTCTGAGAACTGCCAGCCCAGCCCCTGCTCATAGCTATATTTTTTGAGCAGTATTTGGTCGCCGTTGCTGAGAGGCCCCACCGTTACCAGTCCATCCCGCGTCACAATGGCAGTGTCGGGGTCAAGCCCGCTGTCCCTCACCCACTGGGTAAGATAATAGCTGATGTCGCCGCCCGTGAGGTTGCCGCCATCGGCCCCGGTGATAGCCACAATGCAGCTGCGGCCGGGCGTTACAGCGTCAAACGTGACATCATTGAGCTTGTTGGCTTCATCTACGACATACTGCAGCTTGCCTTTGAGGTAAGGGCCGGGGCAGGCTGTGGCCGCGTACATGCTGTGCCATGTCAGCGTCTTGCCCAGCACAAGAGGGTGCAGGCCGTTGCGCTTTGCAATATCTGCCACCAGCTTGATGAGGGTCTGCAGCGTATCATCGGCCACCGGCCAGTTCGGCGCACCGCCGCTGTTGCTCGTCTCGATGGTCACAGCCCGGCAGTTAGACGCCCAGTGGCTATTGGTCCAGGCGATATCATCCTCGCTCACATACTGGCCTATCTGGGTGCCGCTTACGCCATAATGGCTGCTGCCCTCACGGCCCACACGCTGCCACAGGCGGCCCAGGTCATCGATGCTCATGACACCCGCGCAATGGTGCACGGTAATCTCCGTAATTTTACCGTAGCGGCTGCGGCCCTTGGTGTAATTGCCTGCATACGCCTGCATATGTTTTGTTGCAAGGCTGGAACCTGTCATTGCTGATCAACCTCCTCTCGTGCACTTTCCGGCATGTCAGCGCCGGGGCCTGCGTCCACGTCCGCATTGATGTACTTTTCATCCTGTGACATTTGTTTGTACCTCCTTATGAAATCAGAATTTTGTAAAACCTCAAATATTCGTTCGTTCCATTTGCTTTGTAGAAGTGGCGTTCTCTGTACATCCTAAGCGTACATGTAAATTTCCGTCACCCAGCATTTGCGGCCCGCCCAGTAGGGATTGTTGTCGGTATTCCCTTGCATGTACCAGTCGAATTTGACAGCGTAGGTGCCCTGATAGCTGGAAAGGTTCAGTGTGGCCGTCTTTGTGGTGCTTGTCCCGTTTTCCCGAATAAGATTCAGTGCAGCACTGAACGTATTATTCCAGCCGGAGGGCCCTATGCCCGCTCGTGGGGCTGAACTGGGTACGTTATTGTTTTCTGTATAGTATTTGAAGCGCAGGTACTTGAAGCCTTTTGTGTTGATTGTGAAATTGGATACCAGCAAGGCGCGGTTACCGCCTATGGTGCTTTCTTCGCCGCCAAAGCGCAGCTTGCTATCCACGATACCGCCATGCGCCTGAATGTTGCCGTTGGTGGTGTTTTTATAGCCCTGGCTTGCCATGGAAAACACCTGATATCCGGCATCGCTGCCCAACATGCCCCCACCCATCCAAGAGCCGATGGAACTGCCGGTTTTCATGATGGTGATGGGGTCCGGCGTGGAGGTCCACACCAGCACGCTGCCGTGGTTCACCTGTTTTAAGGCGGTGCTGTTAAAGTTCACGGCGCCGCTTTGCGGAATTTCGGTACTGTTTACAATCAGGGCCATCTCACATCAGCCCCAGTTCCGCCAGCTTGCGCTCAATGAAGGTAAGCTGCTCCATGCGGGCAAACAGGCGCGTCTCGCTGATGGTTTCACCCGTACTCGCATCATAGGTTTGATGCAGTTTTTTGGCGATTTCCACCGGCAAGGTGTAGCCTGTGAACACAGCCTCAAAATACTCATCCGGTTTATCCGGTTTGGGCTCTTTTACCGTGATATGCTGCATAGCATCTGTGTTCTTGCACAGTGCCTCGAACTGGTTGAAGGTCATCGCTTTTTCCGGCATCCAAATTTCCACAAAACTGCGGACGTTGATATCTCCAGAAGGGTAGCACACAGTTTCATTGCACACCTCATAGGTAGCTTCATTCGCACAAATCAGTTGTTTCATTTTTTCTTTCCTCCTTATGTCAGCCAAAGTTTTTGAACATAGACGCTGCTGGCATTTCCGTTGCCCCAGTTGCCTACATACACATAGTTCATACCCTGCACAGATGCAATGCTGTAGGTGCCGGTATGCCAGCCGGAGTCAATTTTATATTCGTTTGTGTCCGTCACGGCCCAAGTGCGGGCGGGGCTGTTGGTGTGCGGCAAAGCACCCGTCACAGTAGCCGTATACATGGTGCAGCGCGGCACGCCCCAAGGCGCCGCGCCATATCCGCCATAGGATGTCCATATCATGTGATAAGTGGTATAGTCTGTTAGGTCGTATGCAGCGCTAGAGCGCAAAATAGCTGCCGTGCGCAGGTTGCTGTCGCCATTACCCCAGGGCGAGAGGTTCCAGCATTTTACACCATTGCCCTGCGTGGTGGCGTTGTTGTTGTAGACGGTCCCAAAATTGACGGCCGTCATGCGGTTTATGTTCCCGGGGCCATCGTACAGCACCAGCTGGGGTGGCGTGGCAGACCACACCTTCGTGCTGCCAAAGTATATTTGCTTCGCTGCTGTTCCGTTCTGGATTACTTTTCCCCCCGCGGGGATACTCGTGCTGTTTACTATGAGGGCCATTTGATGCGCCCCCGTTCCAGGGTAGGTGCTTTGTGCAAATTGCCCTTACGGGCTACACAGCACCCCCCCCCGTGGAAATTTCTGGAAATCGTCATTCTGTACAACCTCCAATTAGCCATAGTTGATAGTCAGCGTGGTGCCTGAAAGCGACATGGAAAGCGCCTTTCCGCCGATTTTGGCCGAATCTCCCACGCTCAGCTCTGCTTCCGTTTTACCGCCCAGCGCCGCGGCGTTTGCCACAGGCACCTCTTCCACGGCCGCCTCGCCCACGGGCTCGCCCTCTTCGCCAAGGCCCTGTTTCACCGCGTGCAGCGTTACGATGCCGGAGGCCTCGTCCACCGAAAGGCGCACAGGCCCGCCATAGGTTTGGCCGGCGGCCTGCGCACCGGCTTCGTCCGTGCCGGCCTCCGAGGCGGCAGGGGGCGTATACGCCTGCACAGCCGCGGCCTCATCCACCACGCCGTCAGCGTCCTTGTCGTATACCGCGCGCAGCATTACCTCGCTGCCTTGCTCGATGCCAGCGATAACGTCCTCCAATTCAGCGGCCTCTGCCTCCATCTGGTCAAAAAGCCCCTGAAAAATCGCCTTGAACTGTGCAAAAATTTCCGTAGTGTCGGTGATTTCCAGAGAGCCGGTAATGATGCCGCAAAGGGATGATTCCATGCGTAGGTCTGTGATATCGGCATCGGTAATGCTTTCCGCGCCAGCTTTAAGCAACACGTCAGCAATCCCCAGCTCGTAAATATCTGCTGTGCGCGTAAGTTCTGGTGCCTGCGGATCAGCGGCCGGGGTGCCGTACAAAACAACAAAATCTCCCGTGCGGTTGGGCAGGTCACGGCGGAACACAAGCCGGGCAATCAAGTCCTGTTCGCCGCTGTTCTGGGTAAAAGTCACTGACGCGGCTTCCGTGTCGTAGGCAAATTTACCCTGGCAAAACAGAGCCCCCGGCTGAATAGCGGCGGTCAGGCCAGTACCGGCGCGTAACTGGAATGCCGTGGAAGGCGAGGGGAATACCCCATCCCCATATACCATGAAAAAAAGCTTTTCCAGAAACTCCTCTGTTACCGCCCTGTCGAAAACAGGCAGGCCCAGCGTTTCGTCTTTACCTACTACCTCCGAGCGAAAAATACCAACTTGCAAACTCATTCTTCCGCCTCCCGTTTTACCTTTTGCATGATTTTTTTCTCTTCATCACCGAAATAGATGTCCACAGATTCCTCGCCCCCCTCGTAGGTTTCCACCACTTTTGTGATACGAGCCTCCACCATGATGCCGGCCTCGTCGTCGTGGTACTCGGCCAGGTCGCCCAGGTCGAAATCCTTTCCATACACAAGGTTGGGCTGAGGCAGCAGGGTGGGGGCCGCACTCTCTGTGCGCGTGTATTTGGCAAGCTTTTCAATGCCGCGCTGCTCCAGCAGTTCTTGATATTCTTCGTCTGTCAGAGTGGCCCGGGAAGTGCTTTCCTTGCGAATATCGGCGGCATTTACCCATAGCTCTTTACGAGGTGCACCGTTTGAACGGTCTACCTCTACGATGACGCGTTCGGCGCCTTCGCCTTCACCAGCCACCCACGCCACGTTTTTCTCATCGCGTGTGGAAAGGGTATAGTCGCCAAGCCTGACGTTTTCTTCATCTCCGCCGAAGATGGCGAGCGGGTTTTCTGTCTGGCTGCTGCGCCGGTCAAGACCCTGCCAAACCTCTGCCCGCAGGGTGTCGGTCGGAAAGTCGTACGCATTGCGCACCGAAAGGCCCGCCGCGTAGGCGAGAGTATACACATAATCACCCAATGGCTTGCCGGTTACCTGGAAAGCTACGTCACCGCCGCGCTGCTGTGAGGCGGCCAATACCGGCCGGCAGGGTACCGGCCGGGCCGATACCGCAAAATCGTCCAGCAAAGAAAGAATGGCATCCTCACGGTTGGCGTTGATATCCTGCACGCTCTCGATAATGCGGTCGTTATATTCCGCCTCGGAAAAACTGCCGGAAATGAAGGCAAGATGCCGGGAGCGCAGCAGCTTGAGCGTGTCAATGCGGCCCAGCTCTTTGTGCCGGTTGGTGCATAGATAGACGCCTTCCCGCAGACGGGAAAAATCCGGCTGGTAGCAGTACAAATCAAACCGCCCCGGCTCGGTGTAGCACCGTGTCCATATCAGCGTGCGAAACACGTCAATGCTGTGCAGCAGCTGGCGGTTTTTGTCCAGAATATTGATTTCCAAGCTGCCCATATTCTTCAGCCTCCGTAATATTCATAACGATGGCGGGGCACCACGGAAAGGTTTGCATAACCATCATCAGCGCTGTATTTCAGCACATTTTCGCCCACGGCAAGCTGCCAGAACCGGCAGTTCTGGTCGCGGTCTTTTTTTTGTGTGACGGATACGCCGTTCAGCGTGATAGCGTGTTTCCCGCGCTGCGTGTTTATCACAAGTACGTCGCCGGCTGCCATATCCACCATTACGCGCAGAAATTCACCCGTGGTGAGGTTGTCAATTCGCGGGTTTTTCACCGGGCCGCTGGCACTGAACTCGAAGATAATTCCCGTGGTCACATCGCCGCGGTTTACAATAAGCAGTTCCTCATTGAACCGGCGCACGGAAAGCGCGCCGCCGTTTGGGTACAGTGCAAAGGGGGCCGTAAAAAGCGCCAGATGGTCGGCCATGTTAGAGACATACTCCGACACGCTTTTCATGTAAGGGTCAGGGCATATGATGTCGAGAAGAAAGCGAAAAGGCTCATAAAGGTTTGTGCGCTGCTGGCGGAACTTTGAAAGGCGGAAAGTATTCATCGTCTGCCTCCCGCAGTTATCCACCGTGATGGTAGTATCCACATGGGGGACAAAAAAGCGGCGCAGTTTTTCGGCCCATGCCTCGCTATCCTCTTTGCGGTCCACCTCCATCACCATGGTAATGGGCTTGGAATCGTACCGGTCCACCGTTACAGTGCCGCCGTCGCCCTGTGCGTTTGCACTTAGCTGCAAATCTATATTTGAACTTTCCAGCCCTTCGCAGGAAAGGATGTGCAGCGGGGCGCGGCGGCCCGCCTCAATGACGGTGTCGCCGCGTGAAAAAGTGATATTGAGTTTTTTTGCGTCAGTCATCGGCAAGCTCCTTTTTTGCAAGCTCAATTTGCCGTGCCGTTTCCGCGGGGCTCTCGCACGGCTTCTCAATGATGATGGTATCTCCGGCCCGCTGAATAACAGTAGGGACAGGGGCGGGCACTGGCGCAGCCTGTATGGGCGTGAGGCCCTGCGTGCTGGTGTCTGCCGCGGATTTTTTCAGCCGATCAAACACGGCGTCTTCCTGGGCCGCCAGCATACGGCGCCCGCTCTTTTCAATTTGCTTGACGTAGCCAACCTCTTCGCCCTCGGCCAGCGGCTTGCCCACTTCATCGCGTGTGCGTCTGGACGGGGAATTGATATTGGCCGCGCGGCGGGCGGCCTCGATGCCGGCGGAGACACAGTTGGCCATGGCGGTGGCGAGCGCGCCGGAATTGCTGTTGACGCCGTTCACCATGCCCTGCACCATCTGGCTGCCGATGGTGGAACACTGGGCAGTTTGTCCCTTAGCTTTGGACGCTGCGGCATCTACAGCATTCCCTGCGGCGGTGGCCAGTTCTGGCGCCGCGCTTGTGGCGCCGTCCACGGCGCTTTGCATCATCATCTGCCCGGCCTCTGCCATGGGCACCGTCGCATTTTGTATGCCGGTTACAGCGCTTTGCGCGGCCATGTTTGCCACTGTAGGCAGGGTGGAGGCAGCCCCGGCCGCATTGTTCATGCCTTCGGCTACCGCGTTCGCGGCGCCGCTGGCGGCCTCGGAGTACTGGCCAAGAGACGCGGAGGCGCTGCCCATGCTCTGCGCTGCGCCGGATGCCTGTGCTCCGGCGTTTGCTATGGCCGCACCGCTTTCGTTCGCCATTTGGGCCAGCCGGGCATTTTCCTCGTTCAGCCCGTTGATTTTCCCTTGCATGTCTCCAATCGTGCCACTGGCGGTATCCATTGCACCCTGTTGCACCTGAATAGCTGTTGATGTTTCGGTTACGGCAAGATAAAGGCCATCTTCAGCAGCTGCTAAAACGCGGCTTAGTTCCGCTGTTTCGTTCAGTGTCCAGGCGCCGTCTTCCAACTGCACAAAGTATTGGGCAAGGCTTGGGCATGCTTCGATATAGGCGGCAGTATTATTCAAAAGCGCCGTGGTCGCGCTGTTACATAATTCAGTCTGCAACTGCTGCAGCTCTGCCTGCCGGGCCTCCAGTTCGTTTTTCTGTGCAAGGGCCGCGTTGTATTCGTCCACGGCTGTGCGCTGCGCAACCTGTGCGTCTACAAGTTTTTCGGTGTTGTCCCTGATTTTTTGCAGATAGGCCTCTGTCATAGCCATCTGCGCGGAGGCCTCGATATACTTGTATATCTCGTCCTTGGCAATGCCAATCAGGCGGCCCTGCTCGTCAATCTGCAAGTTGAGGTCGGGGTACAGTGTGTTCAGGCCTTCCACGGCTGCCTGCAGTTCTGCCATTTCCCCGGCGTTCAGGTCTTTGCCGCTCAGCCGGTCAATGACACCCGCATACTGCTCGGCCACCTCGGCGCTCGCCAGAATGCTGTCCTGCTGTTCGGCAAACGCCTCGTTTGCTTGGGCTATCTCGTCTTGAATATTTTCGAAGGCGGCACGCATATCTGCGGTTTGTTCCGCCACAGCGTCCGCAATACGGAAATTATCGGTGAACAGCGCCGTGAATACGTCGCCGATGCCGCTCAGCAGCCGGGGAATCGCCGAGAAGATACCTTCCACAAGGCCAACCGCGAACTGAGCGCCTACTTTGATGAGAGTGGGCAGGTCGGTAAGCAGCGCCACCAGCGTGTCAAAAAACACATCAACAGCAGCAGGCAGCAGGTCGGGCAGGCTTTCAGCGATAGCCCCCACAAGCTCGGTGGCAAGCCTTACACCAGCCTTTGCAATGCTTGGCAGCGCTTTGCTGAGGCCAGATACGGCATCTTTCAGGGCCTTTTGCAGGTTGGTGGCAATATTTTTTGCGTTGCGCCGCAGGCCGGTGGCAAAAGCGTCTATGGCATCGGCGCCTACGTCGATGAGGTCGCCTGATTTTTCGGCCAGTACAGAAACCATGTCGGCCATGATGTCGCCAGCAGCAAGCACCAGCCCGCGGGTGCCGCCGCTGGAAAAAGTCTGTGTCAGCTCGTCCACCCAGCCCATGGCAAGGTCAACGGCGCTGCCCAGCCCCTCGTCCGTGCTCTCGTAGATGGCAATGCCAAGGGCCGACACGCTGTTTTTCAACATCTGCAGGCGGCTCTCCATGGTTTTATACCGCTGCTCGGCCTCTTTGGAGAGCGCGATATTCTCATCCCATGCAGTGTTGGCAATGTCCAGTGCCTCTGCAAACACATCGCTGGCGCCGGAAGCACGCAGCAGGGCGTCGCGCATACGGATGTCGGAAAGGCCGATATCGTCCAGCGTTTTGATGGCACTGCCGCCCTCATCGTTGATGCGGGCAAGGCCCTGAATAAAGGAAAGAATGGCCTGCCCGGCGTCCTGCTCGAATGCCTCCCGGAACTCGTCGCCCGTCATGCCCGCCACATCGGAAAAGTCAGTCAGGGCCGCGCCGCCCTGCGCCACGGCCAGTGACATTTTGGAAATAAGTGTAGAAAAGGCCGTGCCGCCAGCCTCCGCCTCGATGCCCACGGAAGACAGCGCGCTGCTGAACGCCATAATTTGAGCTTCGGTCAGCCCCACTTGAGAGCCCGCGCCTGCAATGCGCATGGCCATGGCGGTTATTTCCGCTTCCGTGGTGGCAAGATTGTTTCCCAGCGCCACCACCACGCTGCCAAGTCTGTCAAAATTCTCCTGGCTCATGCCCACGATATTTGCAAACCGGGCAAAGCTGGTGGCAGCCTCTTCCGCTGTCAGGTTGGTGGCTACGGAAAGGTCAGCCATTGTAGCCGTGAATTCCTCGATGTTGTCCACATCAATGCCCAGCTGACCGGCACTCTCCGCAATGGCGGACAGCCCGGCCGCTGTCACGGGAATTTCCTTCGAGAGATCAATAAGGCCGTCATGCAGGGCGCTCAGTTGCTCGTCGCTGGCATCTACCGTCTTTTTTACGCCCGCAAAGGCGCTCTCAAATTCGATGCCCACCTTGATGGCGGCCGCGCCCAGCCCGGCCACGGTGGTGCCGGCAGCGACGATGCTTGCCCCCACGGCGGCCATGCCCTTGGCGGCGATGCCGCCCAGCTTTTTCACACCGCTGTCAAAGCCCTTTTCATCAACTTTTGTTTCGAACAGCAGGCTGCCGTCTGCTTTTTGCGTGCTCATGCCGTGCCCTCCTTGCAATCAACTGCAAAATGCACGGCTCAAAGGCTCAAAGGTGCTTTTTCTGCGTGGGGAATATCTGCTTCCCGTCTTTGATGATGATTTCTGTTTCCGCCCCGCAGGTGCGGTTCCGGGTGCATTTGGCATAGATGCCGCCGCTGCACTGTGCGGTATTGTCATATAAAAGCAGCTTGGCCCCGCAGCTTGCGCAGCGGAGCCAGTGCCTTTCCAGAGGTGGATATTTCATCTTCTTATGGCCTCATATCATGCTGAACAGGGCGCTGCCGATATCCTCATCGGTAAGCTCGCGCTGTGGCAGGCTGATTTCATTTTTAATGCGCTGCACCCGCCTGCGCTCGGCCTTGTCCTTGATTTTGCTTGCGTCGGTGCCGCGGTAGGCCATGCGCTGCTTGATTTCCGTATCGCCCGGAAGTGCCTCCAGCAGCCAGCGGAACGCCCACCAGTGCAGGTATTCCACTTGAAAAATATCAATGCGGTAAACCGCCAGAAACGCGGCATAGATGTATCCGGCATCCCATCGGTATGAAAGCACCGCTGGCCCGCTGACCGTATCCTCTTCCTGCTCCGGCTCGCCGCAGGCCGCGGCTCGCAGGCGGCGCTTCTCGGCCGCCAACGACACTTCCTGCATCGTGACAAACCGCCATAGCGCATCCAGCCCTGCCGCACGGGAAGGGGGCCGCCGCGCAGTAAAATACTGCATGGCGGCCTCCTTTTTTACTTCGTCCGGCATTTCCGCTTCCGGTAACTGCAGCATGTCCATCAGCTGCACAATGTCGCGGAAATCTGTCGCAATAGGATATAGAGCCCCATCAATCTCCACAGCCTCCGGCAGCGCCTTGTAAAACGGGTTCATTTGCCCTTCGCCCGGGCTTGTGCGCGCCTTGCGGCCCGGTTGGGCGCCCATGCCTGCACCAGCTTTTCGCGGCGCGCAAGCGTGCCGGCATTCTGCGCCTTTACAAAGCCCAGGAAACTGTCGTACACTTCATCGCATTCGCGCGCATTCCTGCGGCCCTCAAACAGCTTCTGTGCGGTGCCCGCGCCGAACAGGTCATCAAACAGGGTGCAGTACATCTCGCAGTAGGCACGCACTATGGCAGATTTTTTTCCTGTGCGCACAAGGTTTCTTTCCGTCTCTGCCATTCTGGCAAAAGCGGCCTCATACCGCTCAAGCTCTTCTGCGTCCTCCATGTCAAAGCGCAGCTCGTGCCCGTGTATTTTCCACACGGTAAGGTCTGTAGTCTGGCTCATTGGCTCATATCCTCCATTTAATTTTCAGTTGTTGGCCCCGAGGGACTTCAACCCGCGGGGCTCGGTTCACCTTCCGTAAAAGTAAGCGTCTCCCAGTTATCGTCAGATGTGGCATATCCCTTGACGCTTTCTCCGGCCGTGCGCAGCGTGCCCGAGTAAGTATAGGCGTCCGTGCTGTCACCCTCAGTGTCGGGAATGACAGAATACGGCTTTTTCCATGCGACAAACTGGCCCGCTGTTTCGCCCGCAGGCTGGGAAAGGTCTACAATTACCACGTTGCGCACGGCTTCGCTGCCCAGCAGTTCCCCATCCGTGATTGACACGATTTCCTTGTGCACCGGCGTGTTGGTGTACAGGTCGAATGTGTACGAGATAGAGGGAGAGAAGCCGACAACGTCTGTCTGCTCAAAGGCCTCATCCACATACTGGCGCGAATATTCTTTGGGGTTCGAACTTTTCGAAAATGCCGTGAATTTGCGCATGCGGTGGAATTTCTCGGTGCTGGTTTCCACAATACCGAGGAACGCAACCTTTTTGTGGCGGCCAACAAGGGCCGCGGTGTTTTCTGCCATGATGTTAAACCTCCTTTGTGTAAATAAGGCGCCACTGTATTTGGTAACGGCCGGTTTGGCCGTCCTCGCTTTGCAGGTATCCGCTGGCAATCAACTCCACCCGCTGCGGCACCTTGTTTTTGCTCTTGATAAGCGGGACGATGCCCGCATCGTTCTGTGCCTCCACCCAGTCCTCCAGCCGCTCGTAAAAGCCGCTGTTTTCGATGTTGTCTACATCCCCGGGGGAAAACCATTCTCGGCTGGTAAATGCAAACTGATACTGCCGCAGGCTGTCGCCGTCCGCATATTGCGTAATAATAGGGTCGCAGGGTAAAACGTCCAGCGAATAGCTCACGGGGGCCAGCCCCAGCGCGTCAATCAGCAGCCGCCCGCGGCGCAGCAGGGGGCAGGCCTTGAAATATTCCCGGATGCCGTATATCAACAGGTCATCATTTTTCATTGAATTTTCGCTGCCCCCTTCAAAATCTGCTCTTTGTTGCGGGCTTTCATGGTTTCAAACCATTTGGCCTTGGTTTTGTGCGTGTAATACTGCCGCCGTGCATAAATGGCAAGGTAACGGATAACGCCGCTGCCCAGCACAGTGCCCAGCTTTGCCGAGAGCTTTAACATGCCGGCGCGAAACGGCGTCAGCGGGTCCATGTAGCGCAGGCATGCGCCGTCCACATATTTTTGCCTACGGCTGAAAGCCGCGCGGTGCTTCGGCGCGAAATTGGGGTTCCATTCAAGGCGCGCCTTGCAGTTGCCCACGCGGATTACCCGCCCGCGCGGCGTCTCAATACTCCATTCCTTTGCCATTGCTACACCGCCTTTGCGCGCCAGTGCTGCACCGCGGCCGTGCCGTTCCGGTTATCGGCGGCCTCGGTGATTCTCCACACCTTCCCGTATTGCTCCATCAGGGCGCGGGGGGAGATGGGCGATGGCAGCTCATGCGCCCCGGCCAGCAGATACCCGCCCGGGGCCAGTGTCCAGTGTGCGGCCGCGGCGCTGTCATTCATCGCCTGCCACTCGGCAGGGGTACAGTACACACGCCCCCCGAAGCCGGCATCAATGGGAATGCGCACGCGCAATTCGTCGCCGGGGTTATCGCCACCCTTGTGCACAGCGTGCATCCACACGCCCCGCACCGTTACCGCCGTGTATTCGTCCTGCCGCTGGACGGCGTCATACCGGGGAATCAGCAGCGTAATGTCTGCGTTTGCAGTCAAGTGCAGCACCCCCCGCACAGGTCGGTGCGGTAAAGCCCCGCGTACCGGATAGGCGAGTGCGGCGGGAGGTACACTCCCGCCGCCTCCAGCATTTGTGCTTCCATGGCGGCCTGCATGTCGGTGTGGGCGCCGTAACTCACGCTGTAACCGTCGCTGTTCTCGCTTTTGATGCCGGCAGCCGCGGCCTTGGCCCCTTGGTCCTGCGCTGCCTGCTGCGCATGGAGGGCCTCGGCAACGGCGCAGCAGGCCATTTTAACGGCTTCCGTCACCTCCCAGCCATGGTGCAGGCGCCCGTAGGTAAGCCTGTCCACAAAGGCATCTGCACGCGCAGAAATGCGGCGCCAGTCAGCTTCCGGGATGTCCTCGCCCTGGTAGGTGCCTGTATAAAAGGCATAGTCCGCATACATGGCCGCACCGCCTTTCAGCTTGCGGCGATGATGCCCGCTGCGCGCAGCGAGGCCAGCAGCGCGTTATATTCCTCCTTGGTAGGCGTTTCGCCCGCGGCGTCGGCCACGGCCGCACCCTGTTTGACAAGGCCCGCCTTTTCGGTGGTGGCCGCACCTGCGCCGCCCGCCGCGGGCCAGTTGTCGGCCATTTCCTGCACCACGCCCGCAATGCTGGTTGCGGCGGCGTCCTTGGTGGTAGCCTTTTTATACAGGGCCTTCAATGCGTCGATGATAAGCATGGCTTACGCCTCCTTTGCAGGGAATTTCACAGTGGCATTCGCGGCGGCGTCATTTACGACGATCTCGCCGCTCATCGAGCGGTAGCCCTCGGCTTTCACGGTATAGGGGTAGGTGCCGCTGCGCAGGTTGAACACTGCCTTGCCGGACGCATCCGTCTTTTTGATGGCGCCGTTGACGTTCACGCGCGCCCCTTTCACGGCGGCGGAAGCATTGTCCTGTACGGTAAAGGTGGCGGCATAGTCCGTCACGGGCGTGTCGGCCTCGATGTAGGCGAACGGCACGTTCGTGCGGTCTGCATTCATCCGCGTGGCCGGGTTGGGCAGCGCCCAGCCCATGCGCATCACCACGCGCAGTGCAATCATGTCCTGCTGGGCAAGGTTGTACACGATTTCCTTTGTCGTGGGGTCCTGGATTACGCCCTGGTCAAGGATTTTTACGGTCACATCCTGACGCATGGCCCACACAAGCTGGCTCCAGTTGCCGGCCACCATCTGAGCGACGGATGTATCAAAAGAGCCGTTTTCGGGGAAGAACAGCGGCGCGCCGTCCAGCCCGTAGCGGGTGGGGCCCTGCATGTCGCTTACAAAGATGGGGCGGCCCGCGTCGTCCTTCAGGCCGCGCATGGCTCCGCGGGCACGCATGGCCGCGATGGCGCCGGTGACGGTGTAGCCCGCCTGCTCCACCTTGCCCAGCAGGCCGTCCTCACCCATCAGGGTGTCATAGGTGATGCCGCCGCTCACGTTGTTGCCCGCCTGGCGTGCCAGTGTAATGATGTCGTTCTGCCATTCCACCGGGCGCGAGTTGCCGAATATAATCGCCCCGTCTGCACGCATGCCGGCGGCTTCGTTTACGCGGGGTGTTACCTCTCCCATGATGTCAAAGCTGGCATCGCTCAGCACCGCCTCCGGGATGGGAACAATCACGGCCAGCTCGGCGGCCGTCAGATAAACGCCGTCCCACGCCTGTTTGCTGGTCTGCTTGAAGCCGGTGTCGCCGTTTACCCAGTAAGCCATCGGCAGCATGTCCAGCACGGGCACTTTGGTCTGTTTGCTCGTCATATTGGGCAGGCGGCGGCCCAGCTGCATCACGATGCTATGTTTCGGGGCCTCCTGAAAAATGGTTTCCACAATCTGCTCGCGGATAAGGGCTTCCGCCTGCTCGCGGTTGATAATGCTCATAGTGTTTTCCTCCTGTCAAAAAATCATGTTGCTTGTCCGTGGCCGAACGCCGCGCGGATGGCAGCGTTTGCCTGGTCCTTCTTTGTGCCAGCGGCGGCGGGGCCTGTGGCCGAGCCGGAAAAGCGCGGCGGCTTTTCGTCGGGCAAAAATGCGCCGGGGTCTCTTTCGCGGTAGCTCTTTGCGAAATCGTCAAAGCCCAGCACCTTGCCGTCCTGTATGGGCAGCTTTTGGGCTTCGAGGTCGGCCATAAATGCCCTTTTGGCGCTTTCGCTCGAGAATTTCAGCCCTGCAGCCTGCTCCTTCAGGGCAAAGTTGCGCTGCACGGCCTGCACCTGCTCGTCGGCATCTGCCTTGGCCTGCTCGGCCTTTGCTTTCCATTCGGGGTCGTAGCCCTCCAGCTTCTTGTTTGCGTCGGCAAGGCGTGTTTCCAGTCCGGTTTTCTCTGCGCTCAGGGTCTCGAACTTTTCCTTGCCCACATAGCCGCCTGCGGAAAGGTCGGCCAGCTTCATTTTCTTTTCAGCTACCTTTGCGGCAAGCTGTTCGTAGGTCAGCGCGCCGCCGCCGAAAATCTCCTTCAGAAATTCCATGTGTATACTCCTTTTCAGCCAGATTTTGCTTATAAACGCGCGGCCACTCCGCGCACGGCCTATCCTGCATTTAAAGCCCGGCAGGCAGGGGCAATTTTGTATCAAAAAAGCGCCCGCCCCGTATGGGGCAGACGCCTTGATGAACGATTCAGTTTTCAGATGGCATAAAAAAACCACCGCCCGCGGGTGGTGGTTCAGCCAAACGCTTTTTTCTCGTCTTCTTCCGTCCAGAGGCCGGCAGCTTGCAACTCATCCATGGCGAGTGTGGCGAGCTCCCGGTCTGAATATTGGTACACAATATCAGCTAAAAATGTTCCCAACTCATGGTAATTATATTTTTTGCGTTCTTCCGGTGTGTACGGTTTTGCTTTTTTCAAATAACTGCGTAGCACTTTAACCACATTATCCGGGAGAGGAGAAGTGTAGGCCATATTTTTCTGCTCCCTTCATAAAACTCTGCATGAATTGGACTCTCTGCTCGAGATTCACATGCATTTCAGGGTATTGCCCCAAAATACTTTGGTAAAAGCTCACGGCTTTTTCGCGGCTATACCCAAATACCTTTTCGCAGGTGAATAAAGCGCCTTTGTTACCAACAGCGCCAATAGCTACCATATTGTCATGTCGTATCAGCGCCAGTATGTCTTCTGGGCTCAGTATATCATTGCTGGCGTGGTTGTGCAAGAGAACATAAGGATGCTGCATGCCTCGGATTGCCACACTCATATCCGGCCCTGTGCCGGTAAAAACATGTTTTAGGCTGCCGTCTATGGCAAAAGAAATGGCGGCCTCTGTACCCTCGGGCAAGTCTTTTACATTGCGCAGGATTTCCCGCGCATAGCCTTGGGCCTTCCGGTTCATGCCATCAGAAAGAGCTTTGAAGAAGGGCTTCGGAACGGCTTGTATTGCTTTATCAGTCACTGCATAGAGGGTATGTCCTTGTACGACAATATCAGCCGTTCGTTCACGTTTGGCCGCCCAGACAGCCTTGGCTGATGTGCTGCGCCCAAAGCCCCGCACCTGCACGCGGGAAGTGTCCAGCGTAAGGCCAGTCTGCCGGGAAAAGTCCTTCAGCGCGGCCTCCTGACGCTTCAGGCGTGCCGCGGCACTGTCAAAATCCTGCTGCAAGGCGTTCTTTACGGCTTCATCCGGGGCAGCCTTGATGCCGCCGTCCAACCCGGCCAGCTCGCGGCGCGTGTCGCGCACGCGCCGCTCCATGGCCCGCTGGCGCTGTGTGGCCTCATAATAGGGCATTTCCTTTCCGTTTACGCGCACCCTGGCATTGGCGTATTCGTCCAGTTGCGCGCGGCTATAAGCGCGCTCGTCAAGGCCCTCGAAAAACATGTAAAAGCTGTGCCGGCAGTTCCAGCCGCACAGCCCCGGCCCGGTGCCGTAGCCCGTGGCCGTGACAAAATCAGGGTAGCGGCGGCTTTTGCCGCTGCGGCTGAACACCTGCCCCTGCCACACCACATGCTCCGGCCGGGCGCCCATGTGCGCCGTGGTCTCCACAAGGTCGCAGCCCATATCGTCGGCGTAGGCCAGCGTAAGGGCGGCGGCCGTCTGGTTTACCCCGGTCAGCACAGCCCGGCGCGTGGCCGTGTCAAGGCGGCTGCGTGCCCCGGTGGGGTAAAGCACCCATGCGCCCCCGCTGGCAGCAGTGTGCACGGCGTTGCGTATGGCGGTAACATAGTCAAACGCACCGCTTTCCACCTGCATTTCGGCCAGTGTGGCCGCCTCAATAAAGGCGCGTTGTGCGCCGTTGGCCGTTGTCATGGTCAGGTTGTCCAACATGCCCTTAGTCTTTTCCATGCCGGAAAGCAGCACCTGCATGGCCGCGGGTGAGGCGGCGAGGGGCAGAGGGGAAAGCCCTGCCGCTCGGCAGATGTTGATGTCATAGGCCACGCTTTTCAATCCGGCCTCCCGGAAAAGCTCCCGAACAGCAGTTTCCGTCTTGCCCGTCATTCTGGCAGCCTCGGCCACGATGTCATCATACAGCGCCCCGGCCTCCATCATATGCTGTGCCTGCCACTTTGCGGCATCCGTGATATGCCCGGCCTTTACTAGCCGCCGCACAAAATCGCGCATGATGCTTTCGTCCAGTTCGCCCAGCAGCCGGACGAGCTCGTCGGAGCATTCGGCCAGATAATGCGGCGTCAGCATCAGCCATCACCGCCGTCTCCATCCAGCCCGAAGGGATCAAGCGGCTTTTTGGGGTTCTCGGAATATCCCACCGCCTTTTTTGCCTCGGCCTCACTCTCGCCGTAAAAGCGCATGCGGTACTCCCACCACTGTGCGGCGCCGTCCCGGCAGTCCTGCCGCATCAGCTCGCGGGCCTTGTCCTCATCCACAAGGATGCTGTCATGCCAAAGATATGTGGCCTGCCAGTCGCCCGCAGGGCCAAGGCCATACAGATGGGCCAGCTTGTCCATAGCGTAAAAAAGGCCGTTCAGGGCGGTTTCCAGCGCGCGCTGGATGTCATGCACGGCGGCAAAGCTGCGCTGTTTGTTCATCTTGACTTCGGTTGCCGTTTTGTCCACACTGGATGGGTCGGAAATGGTGCCGAAAGAAAGGTTGCTCTGCATCTCTATTTTGCGCAGCAGGTCGTTCAGCCCATTGAGATAAGAGGCATCGCGCAGGGCCGGGGCGAAGGCGTGATAAAAGTTGATGTCGCCTGTGGCAAGGCTTCTGCGATACAAACGCTGCCCCAGCCTGTCAAGCTGCACGCCGCCGTCCTCGCCCTTGCGGATAGCCGCTTCACTCACATCAACGGCAAGCTGGCCGCCCTCATATTCCCATAAAAGGCGCCCGTATTGCGCATTGGCCTGCTCAATGGCAGGCACTGCGCCGGCAAATACGGATACACCGAGAGGGGAGCCGCGGTCTTTGTTGTTGGCCAGCGGGATGCGGAAATAGGCAAACAACGGCTGAGTAAGATTTTGAATAGTGGCCTCGGGCGTGATGTCGGCCCATTCCGGCACCTGCGACAACGCGATTTCGCCTCCCAGGCTCGCATTTGAGGACGACACAAAGGCCCTGTTTTGTATCACTTCAACGCCAGTGCCAGGGTTGAAATCGTGGCTTTCCAGGCGCGTGTATATTTTGCCACCCCGCGTGATTTGCTGCGAAAATACCGCCCCGGTCAGGCGTCGGGAAGTATCGAAGGCAGTGGGGAAAAAGGCGTCGGCCTGCACCACATCCACGGCGATGGCATCGCCGCGCACATACGGCTTAAATACAGCGCCGCCCAGCGCGCAGGCATATTCCACGGAGGGGCGCAGGCTGTCACGGAATATGCTGAATTGCTCATCCATCCATTTCCCGCGGGTTCCCGTCAACTGGATGTCGCATTCCAGCGTGACAAGGCGCGCAAACTCGCCGGCAATAAATGCGGGCAGGCCGAGGGAATAGGTGTCCTGTGCGTGCACATCCTCATACATGCGCACCCATGTGGCAATCTGTGTCTCCATGGCCGGGGATATTACAAGGTCTGTATTTTCCTGCCCAAGCAGGCGCAAAAGGGTGGCGCGCACCCATTGCATCATCTTTTGAAACATCTGTCAGGCTCCTTCTCGCCACGGCACCCAGCGGAATTCACGCGCAAGCACCGTTGCGGCAAAATATCGGATGTCATCCATTGCGTGGTCATTCTCTTTGATTACCTTATCCTGCTGGGCGCCGTCATCCCAGCAGTAGGCGGCAAATTCCCTCAGGCTGTCTGTACAGCTTTCATGCAGAAGAATTCGTCCGCTTTGCAGTAGGGTTGCTGTAACACGAATACCGTTGATGACGTTGTTTTCCGCAGGAATTACGATATATCGTCCGTGCCGCCGTATCGTCTCAATGAAGGATGCTGCGGAAGGGTCAACAATAACGCTCTGAATGTAATATCCTCGTGCCAGTTCCTCCAATGCCGCATAGTGTTCTTCATCTGTGCGCTGCCTTTTGGCTTTTCTGGAATCGTAATAGCTTTCCTTTATGCGGATGGCCCGGCCCTGCTGCACACACCACAATCCCATGCTGCATGGATTGTGGGTGCCATAGTCAATAGATACAAAAAAACGGCTGTTCATGCCTGCAATAGGGCCGCGCACCAAATAGCTGTCGGGATGGCTGGCTACAAAAGGGTAAACCAGCCCGCTCGCGATAGCCCACTGGCCTAAAATGAACCGGTCGTAATATACCGTCCCTGCATATTCTTTTTTCAGATTGGCCACAAATTGAGGGGGCAGGAAAGGATTATCATCAATCGTAGAGGTCTGGCAATATACATCCGCATCGCTGTCTATAAACGCTTTGATAAAATGCTGTGGGGTATCCGGGTTCGCCGTTCCGTCAAAAAAGCTGTGCGCACAGCGCAGGCGGCTTTTCAGCATTTGGAACACATCCTCATCCCAGGTGGTCATCTCGTCTCCGTAGCCGTATTCAATTGTCATGCCCTGCAGCCGCGCTACATGCTTTTTGTTGTCGGCCCCCAATATGTGCACACGCCGCCCGAAAATCTGCGCTGTGTTGTCGCTGCTGATAGTTCCCACAAGTGCTTCGCCCCAAATCTCGCGCATCGGGGTCAGGATGTTCCGTGAAAGTGTCCCTTGTGTATTCCCTAAAAAAACCGCGGCCCCCTGGCCGCGCATGGCCAGAAGGCGTTTTGGTATCACAACAGCATAGTCAAGCCAGCTCTTTCCGCTGCCCGTTGCACCCACCTTAATGTTCCAGCGGTGGCTGCATAATTTTAGATATTCTTGCTGTTTACATGATAGCGCCATCGATATCTCCCAATATTTCCGCCGCCTTCGTAAGCTGTTCAGACGCTGCTATTTTCAATCTGTCTTCAAATAGCCCCAAATGTTTGCCCAGCAACTCCAACGCCTTCAGCTTGTCGGCCATTTTTATCTCACGTTCCAATCCATCCTCCCCAAAAGTTTTCACCCTCACTGCCTGAATGGCCGCAAGGTCTTCGTCTGCAGCATCTTTTTTCAGGGTAGCATCCTCAGCATTTATCACATCTGCAGCGTTCACAAAGGCGATTTTTGCCAGTTCGCGCACTACACGGTCAGCATTTACGCCGGTGCGCTTCGAACGCTCGGCCATGGCCTTATCTATACGCGCGCGCATTTCAGGTTTCTTCAGGTTTTCCTGCCCTATGGAATACGCTGTTTCTGGTGAATATCCCGCCCGAATGGCGGCCTGTGTGGCGTTCAAATCAATCAAATATTCTTCACAAAATCGTTTCTGTTTTTTCGTCACAACATCACCTCCCATTCAGGCAAAACAAAAGCCCGCGCCGAAAAGCGCAGGCTGGAAAAATATAAAAATCTATGGAAAATCGCTTGACAAATACACGTCCGTGTAGTATACTATAATCATGGAAGGGAGGTGAACACCATGAGCGGGAAACCCAAACAAAAAGGGCTGAAGCCCAAGGAACTTGCAGAGCTGATAATCAAAGCGATTGTAGCGGTCGCCGCACTGATTACAGCACTCAAGTCCTAAAACCTCAACCCGCCGGGGCGAAAGCCCCGGCCCCCCTTTGGGGGACAATTATAGTATATAACAAATTGGAGGAAATAGCAAATGAAGAAGCAGGATACGCCCTTCTGGGCGCTTGTCGTGTCTCTGGTTTTCGGCGTCGCCCTGCACTGGCCTGCGTGGTTGAAGCTCATCACAATTTTGCTGTCTGGTACAGTTCTGGTGCAGGTGAGCAGCCGGTTGTTTCAGGCTTACGGAAAGCAGGTGTAACTATGGGCGGAAAGTATGAAAGCCAGCAGAAATATAACCGCAAAACCTATGTTCGGTTTCCACTCGATTTGAAGCCGGATGTCCTTGCCGCCTTCCGCGCCGCATGTGAACAGAATGAAACCACACCTACCACCGAAATCAAAAAATTTATTACCGACTATATTGATAAGAACAAAGCCGGGGAGTAATTCCCCGGCTTCTCTTTTTATCATCATACCACAGATTTTTGAAAAAAACTTCCTCTTTTTTTCCACTCTTTTTCAGGAATCAACTACTCCATAGCGGGCAAGCGTAAAATCCCGCACGGCATCATCCTTCAAAGTATAAACCCGGCTTTGTTCCACATGGTATGCTTCTGCCAGTGCCTGCACATGTCCCCGCGTGCGGTGAATGAAAAAACTGTCCAGAATATCCACCTGCTGTGCCGTCAGGGTGGCTAAGCCGCGCTCTACGGCATCCACCTTTCGCTTGGTGGCGCGGTAGGCACCCTTCTTGCGTTCCAGCTCGTCTATGGCCGCAATCAGTCGCCCCTCAGCCGTACTCGTGCCGTCCTGTACAGGCACCGCGTCTGCGGCTGGGGCCGTGCTGCCATATGTACGCGTCTGCAGTTCACGAATCTCTTCGGCAAGGCTGCGCAGCGCCGCCTTGCGCTTTTCATGTGCCTTCAAGTCGTTCTCGGCCTCTTTTTTCCAGTTCAAGAGTTATCCCTCCTCATCGGCGGTATCGTTTTAATTGGTATTTTTCGCATTTTTTTAATTTCGCCGGGCCAACTCCAGCCCAGTCTGCACGCCTTCGGCAAACCCTGATGCTGTGAACAGAATGCGGTCCAGCGTGGCGCGTTCATCATCGCTCAGAATTTCTACACCCGCAAAGTTATCAATAAATGCATGCAGCCCGTCGATTCCCTCCCTCATTTCTGCCAGGACTTTTTGTGCGAACACTTTATTTTCATCCGTTGGTACACCTGCTTTTTTCGATGCAGGCAGCGCAGCCTTTGCAGCGCACTCTTTCTCAGCTTTTTCTGCTTCTTTCAAAAACTCCGCCTGTTTTTCTTTTGCCTTGCGTACCCAGCGGGATATATTCCCAAGCGGCACGCCAAATTTTTCGGCGGCCTGGTTGGCTGAAAGGCCCTCTACCAAAACTGCTTTCGCAACATCATTTTTCACAGCCTGCTCATAGCTTTTGCGCGGGTTATGCTTCCCGGCAGTTTCGTGTTTGGTATTGGCCCCGGCAGAGGCGCCTTTATCAGCAAGCCCCAGCGCGTCCAGCACTTCCTCCTTCGAGCAGTCATATAACTCGGACAATATACCAATCTGCTTGCGCTTGTCTGCCGCATCACGGTATTGAGTGCGCATTTCACTTTTTTCATGCTCGTTCAACATCTTTATTCCTTCCTTTCTGTGGTGGATTGTGGTGGATTTTACAGAAAATAAAAAAGTCCCTAGATGAGAAGAAAAAAATCTGCTCAGGAGAAAAGTTTTGCAAAAAGGCCGAAAACCACCACAATCCACCACACATCAGCTTTCCGGCAGCTTTTCCTGCTGCCAAAGCGGCCCTTTTGCCTGCTCGCGACGGTTTTGCGCGGGCTGCAGCGTCCAGTTGAGATATTTGTGCCCGCTGTGCGTCAGGCCGATGTCCAGATATTCTGTGTTGGCACGCGTCGTCCGGGCCGCAAAATGCTTTTTCATCTCCCGCCCGAAGCGCTGGCTGCTCACAGGGAACCTCTCGCCGTTGTCCTGCGCCCAGGCGCGGTATATGCGGTAGAATACGGCCGCTTGCAGCGTCTGGCCGGCGCTGGGGTAGGTGCAGTCGTCCAGAAACACCGTCAGCCTGTTCTGCTCCGTGCGGTATTCCTGCGTCGCCGTGCGCACAGCCTCACATTCCGGCAGCCCGCTGCGGCTGCTTTTAGACGCCTCCACCCACTGGCGGCACCCCTCCAGCGCCCAGTTCAGAATGCCCGGCAGCTCGGCCAGCAGCTTCTCCAGCAGGCGTTTATCCTGCTTCTCCTCCGGGATGGCCTGCGTAAAGGGCACCAGCCGGATGCGCCGCCAGATGCCGGTATCTGTGCCGCGGATGCGCGGCTTATGGTTCGTTGCCATCACGATTTTGAACTCCGGGCGAAACTCGAACTCCTTGCCGTATAAAAAGCGCGCCGTGATGGCGTCGCCGCCTGTCAGCTGTTTGATAAGGCTTTCGTTCAGGAACACGCCCTCGTCCGTCTCGCTGGTGGTCACCAGACGCGCGCCCTTCAGGCGGGCGATGTCGCTGCGTGCCCCGCCCTGGCTGCGGTTTTTCTCCATCAGCGTCTCTGCCTGGGCGTTCATGGCATAATCGCCCAGCATGGCGGCCAGCGTGTCCAGAAAGGTGCTTTTGCCGTTGGCCCCGTCCCCATAGAGGAAGAAGACGCACTGCTCCTGCGTCGAACCCGACAGCATATAGCCCACCATCACCTGCAAATAATGCGCAAGCTGGGCGTCGCCGCCGGTGATTTCTCCGATAAACTTTTCCCACATCGGGCAGGCGGCTTCAGAGCTGTATTCCACCGGGGCGATGCGCGTCAGGTAATCCTCGCGGCGGTGCTCCTGCACCTCGCCGGTGCGCAGCCGCACCGTGCCGTTTGCCACGTTCAAAAGGCCCTTGTGGCGGTCGAACATGTTCGGCGTCACGGGGATGCCGTCCAGATGCTGCGCCTCCTTCAGCATGGCCTCCTTGCCCCGGCTGGACCGGCTACGGCGCAGATGCGCCTTGAAGGCCTTGACGGTATCCTCGTCATGCAGGCCGAACAGCTCCTTTTCCATGCCGTCCAGCAGGGCGTCGGCCAACCGCTTGACAATATCGGTTTCATCCCTCTGCCAGCACGCGCCATTCCATACAAACCAGCATTTGTCCGTGTGGCTGTAGCGCACCCGCTCGCCGTAAGCATCGGCAAACCGCAGTGCGTTGCCTGTGTCGTCCTGTGTATAACGCTTGTGCCGCCCCGCCGGTGCGGCGCCCCCCGGCGCGAAAAAGGCGTCCATCCCCGCGGCGTCCGGCTGCGGTGGGGAATATACCTCGCGGCAGTCTGCCACCGCCTTGCCGATGGTCATTTGCCCATAGGTCTCTTTCCCGTGCTTTTCGTCCCACTTTTTGCGCATCAGGCCGGAGGTGCGGAACACCCTGTCCATGCGGGCGGCGTCAGCTCCGAACCAGAACGCCAGCAGGTTGCACAGGCCGAGGTCAGCCTCGCTCTGGCTCTTGTAGTAGCCCTGCCAGCTGCCCGCCATCAGGGCCTCAAATCGCGCGCCGTCCCTGCCTGCCGCGGCGCGGCGCACGAGTTCGGCGTCCTCCAGCGCCGGCGGCGCGGGCAGGCTGCGCTGCGCAGACGGCGCCCCGGTCTCCTTCTTCAGATATTTCCTGTACAAAGCGTCCAGCGCAGCCTGGTCCTCGCAGAAGGGCCTCGCCTCGCCGGGCACATTTCCCGTCACGGTAAAATACCGGCCCTCCGCATACATTTCAAACCCCGCCGCCGTGTTTTTGCACGCGGTGCCGGGCTTGTTCCCCCGGCACAGAATATGCAAGCCGGTGCCGGACGGCGAAAGCTCCGCATAGCTTTTTGTGGCCGCAAGCACGGCCGCCGCCACCTCGTTCAGCTCGCCGGTAGCGCCGTCTATGCAATGGTCCACGTCAATGCCTACGATGCCACCACCCAGCACGAACCCGATGCCCGTGCAGCCGAGGCGTGTCACCGCCTCGGCTGCTGTTTCGTAATCGGCCCAGGTGCCCGGCAGGGTGCTTCCCGCATTTCCGCCAGTGCGTGGGTTCAAGGGTGTTTTATCGGGCAGTCGGTAGCACACCCAGCGCGGCAGCGTTTTTAACTCGTCTGGAATATTTTCCGGTTTCAGCATAGGGTGCGCTCCTTAGTTTTTTAATTGAACGGAAGATCGTCGTCAATATCAACGTCCACCGGCTGGAATCCGTTCATTGTGGCCGGTCCAAAGGGCTTTGGCTGCGTTTCGCGCTTCAGATAGGGCGCGATGTCTCCCTTCCCGATATACTCATCCACATAGACGTTCTGGTAACGGGCGTCGGTCTTGCTCGTCACCACGCTGGCAGTAATGATGCGGCCGGTAAATTCCGGCAGGGCCGCTTCCAGCTGATACAAGTCAGTAACGGGTATCTGCATCTGTGCGATGAAGCGTTTCAGGTATGAAAAGGCCATCTGCTCGGCCACAATACGCTGGCTGATGAACAGCATGCGGCCTGTGTAATCGCCCTCCATGATGATGAAGCTGCAGGAAAGCAGCATGGGCTTTGTCTCTGACGGCTCTATCAGGCGGGCCTCCTTACAGATGGCGCGATACTTGCCGTCCGGGATACGTGCATTGTCCGGCGCCGCCTGGGTGGCCTTGTACTGCTCGTTCATTGCTTTCAGTGTGTCAAAAATACTCATTGCTCTTACTCCTTTTCTTTCATGTTAAAATCCGGGCGAATACTGCATTTAAGTGCGCGGTACACTCTGCGCCGCGTGGTGTACTGGCTGCGGCAGACGGGCACGGCCCTGTCCACAAAATCGTATATCAGGGCATCGGCCTTGTCCGGCGCCGGGCGCATGATACGTCCGGCGCTTTGCTGTACGATAACGCTGTCCCGTACGGGGCTGGCCAGAAACAGCCTGTCCGCGCGGGGGATGTCCAGCCCCTCCTTTGCCAGCTGATAGGTGGCGAACAGGCAGCGCAGCGTGCCCGCGCGCATGCCCGCGATGGCCGCGGCGCGGTCTGCTTTTTTGCTCGCCCCACTGATATAGGCCGCGGGGTGCCCTGCGCGCTGCGCCAGCGCAAACAGCCTTTCCAGTATGGCCAGGCTCTGAGCCAGTACAAGGCAGGCGTGCCCGTCCAGCAGCTCATGCTCCAGATAGCTGTATATCAGCAGTGCACGGCCTTCGTCAGCCGCCATGTGCCGAAGCAGCCGCTGGATATCTATACGCTCTTCCCGCGGGGCGGGCGTGTAACAAAACGCGGTTTGTACGGGCTGCACAGCGGGTGTCACGACATTGCCAGCGGCCTCCAGCGCCGCTTGCTCTACGCCGCTGATACGCTGCCCCAGCACCTGATAGATGGTTGCCTCCAGCCCGTCGGCCCGGTGCTCGGATGCCGTCAGGCCATAGCGGTATTTTGCGGGCAGGTGGGCCAAAACAGCGGCAAACATGCTGGCCTTTTCCGGGTTATTTACCACGCGGTGGCACTCATCCACAATAACGGCGCCGAACAGGTGGGCGAGGCCGTCCATTTCCATGCGGTACAGCGTTTGCACCGTGGCCACCGTAAGGTGCGTGCCCGGGCGGCGTTCATCGCCGCTCAATACCCCCAGCTCCGGTCCTTCAAGGCCCAGGCGCGCCCGGGCGCGCTGCACAGTCTGCTCCAGCAGGTCTTTCGTGTGGGTAATCCACAGCGCGGGCTGGCGCAGCTGCGCCAGAATGTACAGGCCTGTTTCCGTCTTGCCAGCGCCGCAGGGCATGCAAATCACTCCCTGCGGCACCCGGCTGCCCAGTACATCCCGCGCCACCTGCGACTGATAGTCCCGCAGGCGGATAGCGCAATGCGCAAACTCCACCGGCGCGCAGGTGTGGGTGAGGTCTTTGCTCATGGCGCCCCGGGGCTTGCGGGCCCACACCTGCATGGCCATGCCGCGGGGCAGGATAAGCTCGCTGTTTTCCACGCGGTACAACAGCAGGTGCTTCTTGATGCCGTAAGTAGGGCGGCCCAGGCGCAGCGCCGTCTGCCATGCCGGGTTCAGCACCGTCAGCTCCCGCGTCAAGCGCTCGTACAGCTCACGCGGCACATCTGCCAGCCGGCACTCGCCGTCCAGTGTCATAATCATGGGTGCGGCACCTCCCATGTGCCGTTCAGCGTTTCGGGGTATTCCTCCAGCTTCACGCTTCCTCGGCCTCCGCCCAGCACGGCGTCCCGAATGGCAAACCATGGCACAAAGCGCATGGTTTCCGGTTCATCCCGCAGCACGGCCACCACGCTGATGCCTCCGGCGTCCTCATGTCTGGACAGGTTTTCTATCTCGTTTACGGTGAATGCCGAATATCCCAGATTTCCTCGGGCGATGTGCTTGCACTCGATGGCATAGGCGTACCCCTCCAGCACGGCGGAGATATCCCACGGCTGCCCGCCCCAGCCCGCGGGCCAGCACCGGGCCCAGCCCTCTTCATTCAGGTCCGCGGCCAGCGCCTTTTCCCAATCCAGTCCGCGGCGCTGCCGCGCCTGCTGCAAGCGGTTTTTTTTAATCCTGCGGCGGCTGGCCGGTATCATTGCCGTTCGCCTCCTTCCGGGCCTGCGCGGCTCGTTCCTCGCGCAGGGCCTGCTTGGTGCAGGCCTCGCACAGCGCGCGGCCAAAGTGTTCCTGCGTGGCCGCGGCGCGGGCCCGTGCGGTGCCCTTGGCGCTATCCCGGATGCGCGCGCCGCAATCGGCGCAGAAGTATCGCTCCGGCTCCTTCCCGTCGGCCAGCCATGCGCGCAGCTGCCTGCCAATCTCCGGCGTAATCACCGCCCCAAAGCCGTCCAGAAAGGTGACATCCTTGCTGGTAGTCGCTATATGGTCCCGCCCGATGTTCATCACAATGTCGAACTCGTATTCGGTGTCATCGCGCTGCACCGGCGCCAGGCCTATCTTCACAGGCTGCTGTTTGCCGCGTTCGTTCAGCTCCATGGCGTATTCCATCTTGCTGCGCATGGTGACGATGGTGTGGCAGTCCACGCCCAGAATGTAGTTGATGAGGCCGTTTTGCTCTCGCCCGGCCTCATTCCACGCCGTGTAGTTGTTTTTTCCGGCCTGTGCCGCAATGCGGTCCTTTATTTCCAGCACGCCGCCCTCATTGTTCCATGCGTGGCTCAGGCTGTCCACAATCACTACGCCGTCCGGCCCCACGGCTTCGGCGGCCTGCCGCACATATTCCTTGTACCGTTCCGGGCTGTACGGCGCATACAGCCCGGCATACAGATATTCGCCCGTGGGGGTGGGCAGGTCGCTGCGGCTGGCATAGGCGCGGCCGCGCTCGCGCTCTGTGTCGATGAGCGCCACCTTGCCCCAGTCGTCCGTCAGGCCGTAGGCAAGGTACAGGGCCCCCAGCGTCTTCCCGCCGCCCGATACGCCTGTCAGCGCCATGCGCAGCTTCATTTTCTGGCGCTGTACTGGCGCGAATAAATTGCTCATGCTCCATTCTCCTTTCCCTGTTTCAAAAGAAGGTCAATGCTGAATTCGAAGGTGTGGGCGCATTGCGTGAGGATATCGCCGGGCCTTGCCCAGCCCGTCAGCTTTGCCAGAATACACAGGTCCGCCAGAAAAACCGGCAGCGCCGTCAGCACGTGCCCGTATTCCGCGCGCATTGCATCCTCAGATGTGTGCCCGTCCAACAGCAGGCGGGCAATGTGCTTCTGCAGGGCACCCAGCTTTTCCTCCAATGCCGCCGCGTTCCACAGCACGCGTGCCTCCAGCCGCCGCGGCGTGCCTGCCTGTATGGCCGCGGCCAGCTTTTGCTCCAACTCGTCCTTGTCCGCCAGCCGGTCAAGCTCTGCCTGCCACTGTGCCACCATGGGCGCCACCTCCCCAGCAGTCGTACCTCTCCAGCACGGCGGCGCGTTCCGGCTCCACATCCCGGCGGGCGGCAATCCACACCAGCGTATCCTTCCCGGGCTGGTACCACCGGGCCAGCCCGCCGTCCTGCTGCACGGCGCCCGTCTGTGGAAAGGCAGCGGCCAGCTCTATCAGCTCGCTTGTGAAAAACACCATCCGGCGGTCATCGCGCCGCTGGGCAGCGCGCTTCTCGCCCACCCAAAAGGGCGTCAGCTTCACATCCACGCAAAACACGCCGTCCTCTTCCTTTTCCAGCAGCGTGCGCATGCTCTCGTGCTGCACGTTCAGCTCCTCCGGCTCCTGCTTGTGCTGCAGCAGATAGGCTTCGTTCATCAGCGGCAGATGCCGCATCCATTCCGCCAGAAGGCCCAGCGCCTTGCCGGGCATGTCGTCCATGGCCATCAAAACGGCCCAAAAGCCGGAAGAAAGCATCAGGCAATCCGTCACATGCCACTCCAGCCGCCACACCTTCAGGCCGCCGCCTTTGTAAGCCGCTTTCATCAGGGCCGCCAATATCTTTTCATTCAAAGTCCTCATCCTCCTCATATCGGTTTGCCGTATATTGCGCTGTGTTTGCGCGCAGGCCGCCCAGCGCCTCCTCCAGCGCCTGTGCCAGCGGCGCGGCACAGCGGCGGTAGTCCTCGCCGTGCAGGCCATGCGCCGCCAGCAAAAACGTGTTGTATAGCGATTTGACATTCCCTGCAAGGTCCTGCGCCATGGGCAGCACGTTTTCTGCCGTCAAGGCGGTGGCCTGGCGGGAAGCAGCCCGCTGCCAGTCCTCCAACTGGCTCTGCAGGCTGTCGCGGATGCTTTTCATTCTCTGAATATTGCCTTCCGCTGTTTTCAGCTGCCCGCGAAGCTCGGCCGTCATGGCCCTGGCCTTTTCCTCTGCCATGCGCTCCACCTCTGCGGGGTCCGGCTCCTGCACGGCCACCTCCACCGGGCGGCTTTCCAGGGCATGGATGCGCGTAATATATTCGCCCTGCTTGTCCAGCACGGCGGCGCGCTGCGTCTCTGCCTCCCGGGCCCGTTTCTCCGCTGTGTCGGCACGCCGGTCGGAGGCCTCGCCGGCCTCAATCAGCTCGCTGATTTTGGCGTCGCGGGTGCGGATTTCGGCCAGCAGCTCCTGATATTGCTTGTGTGTGGTGATATCGCCGTCCATCACGGCTGTAACCAGCTCCTCCGGGGCGGCGGCTTTCCCGGCCTCATACAGCAGCTTTGCAGGTGCCGCCTGCAAATGTTTTTGCTGCTCAGGGCTTGCGTTGCGGATGAGCTTGTAGGCGTTGAGCATGTTGTAGGCGGTCTGACGGTTGACGCCGATGTAGGTGCACCATGCGGTGAAGGTGTTCTCGCTGTACTGATTGTTTCGCTTGTGAGCTTGTAAAACAGTTTTACAAGCTTCCTTCCCACAAAGCAGATCATGCGCCCGGCCTACCTGGTATGCCATGCCCCACGCGTAGGACTGGTACAGATCCATCACGCACTCAGTAATGCCACGCAGCTTTTCAGCGGTGTCATCGTCAAGCACACTGTAGTCAAACACCGGGGCCTGTTCGGCCTCCGCTTTGCAGACGTCTGCGGCATGCTCCGTCATACTGGTCGAAGTCGGCCGTTCTACTGTCTGTGCCAGTGCAATACCTCGTTTGATGTCCTCCAGCACTTTGGCCTTTTCCTGTTCCGGCGTCATGTCTTTCCGATGAAAGGTTTCATCGAAAAACTCAGCCCAAAGAGCACGTTTGGCTGCAATGCCTTTCTTGTTTTGAACGCAGTAAAGAACATATCTGTAACGGCCGTTGTCTACATACTCCACAGCCCGTATGGCTTCTCGTGAGAATCCGCCGAAAAGTTCCCCGCCGGGGTAATGGTCTTTTACCCAGGCGCTCACTTTCTCCAAAAAGTCAAAGTCCAAACTGGCGATGCGGAGCGTCGTTTTATCGTCAAGGTTGCCGCTTAACTCTGTGCGGTATTCCAGCGATGGGCTCATCCTGCATTCATATCCTTTTATATCCACAACCACTGCATGTCGCGTATTGTCCCACGCCGTTGGCCCCCATGGCATCAGATACGGGCATCCCATACAACCTGCCGTGTCGCGGTTTCCCGTGTTGTCGGCATTGATGCTCTTTTGCACCTTTCGGCCACATTTACACAGATAAGATGTCACCCCGGCCACCTCACTTTCTCATACGGCACAACGGCCTCGCGCCACTTCGCCGTATACATGGCAATCTGTTCCGGCGTCAGGCTGCGGAAGCGCACACCATATGGCGCCACACCCACAATCAGCAGGCGGCCGTAATACCACTGCCCGCGAAACTGCCGGTTCTGTTCCAGCCCGCGGCTGTGCGCGCCTTCCATATACAGCAGGCCCGCCGCGTCCAGCGGAAAGCGCAGCAGCGTCAGCGCCCCGCCGCACATGGCGCCCAGCGCCTGCAGCGTTTCCGGCACCGTTTTCACCACCGGCTCCGTGCCGGGGTCTATCACAATGGCCTTCATCCGCAGCGCCCCCTCTCCGGCAGCAGGGCGGCCAGCTTTTCCGCCACGCTGAAATAATCCTCGCATTCGCACCAAAGCTCCCCGTCCACATACACCGCGAAAGGCGCGGCGCCCGCGCGGATGTCCTCTGGCTGGCGGCGCAGCACCGAGATATATTCGTTCATCTGCCGCCGCCCCCTTTCCGCTGGTCGCTCCAAATGCCCGCCGCCGCGAACAGCACGCCCAGGGCAAAGCCCAGTGCCATACAGGCAAAATATGTATACATTTTTCGTCCTCACTTTCCGGCCCGCTTGACGGGCCCTTATCCATTGCGTTAAAATGAGGATGTCAAAGCCGTTGGCTTGTTTTGACATCCTTACAGGGGCGCTCGGATGCTGCAACATCCGGGCGCTCTTCCTGTTTTGGGGCTTTTTTCGGCTTGGGTTGAACACTCAGCACTTTGAATTCCATGCCGAAAAACTCCTCTCTCATGCGCAATACGCGAAATAAACTTTCATACGTGTTCACAACATTCTGGGGCGTCATCATATGGCTCGCCTCGCTTTCTGCTTTGACGCTTGTTTGTGGGCAAAAGCTGTAATAAAATGGCTTTGCAGGCAGCCGCTTCATGGCCCGAAGCCGCAAAACACATCTCGGAAGGGTATGCTGTAACAGGTATTGCCTGCTTCGAGACTGCGCGCGGGATTGGTTACATCCTTGCTTATTGTCCATAGTTCTTTCTGCACTTCATGCGCAGGGGATGCCTTCTTCCGTGACGGAAAGGGGGTGTTGCCTTGAAGGAAGTCACTGTGAAATCTCTTCACGATGCCCAACAGCTAATGAAAAAAGGTTACAAGCTGATTTGTTGGTCGTATTGGGTCGGTAGCCCCAATACGACGCATTACATCTTGCAAAAGAAAAGCTGATTATCGGCAGATAGGGATACCCCTGCGCATGAAGCGCAGAAAGAACAGTGAGACCAGCTTTGAATTGGGTAACTCATCCCGCCTTCTGTGGTTGTCAGCTCCATCCCCCCATGATAAAATGAGGAAAAAAGAAAAGGGAGGAGGTGAGAGGACATGTGTAATGGTAATGATTATCATGAGTTTGAACAGTTGCCTTCGCAGCGTCAGCGCGATCTTTTGGACTGGATTGACCGTAACCTGCGTCCGATAGTAACCTTTAATGCCCGGCATACGTCCTATGGCTTGAAACATCTAGTGACGTTTGAGAGTGATAAAGATTCCTACTTCACCAATGGTGAGTTTAAAGGTGCTATGTTACAGGCGGGGTATAAGGTCCGCAACAAGAAGACGCAAAATTGGGTGTTCAATGTCTCGGAACAATCGCCTGTATTTAAGGCGAAGAAGGCCCAACGGTGATATACAGAACCTGATATTCCTCATAGGCTGGAATGCCGGCATCCTGCAGTGCGTGCATCGCTGTGGTTTTCCCTGTCGGCCCTGCCGGGCCATCGATGATTACAATTTTCTTTTCCCCGCTGTTCAGCTGCCGCCGAATGGCGGGGATGCTTTTTTCCAGTTGCCGTAAGGTCATATCTTTTCACCTCGCTTTCTTTAGAAGTCCAATTTATGGTACTCATTATTCAGTATCATTGGGTATGTCCAGAATTTTCCTGATGCTGGCAATTACTTTTTCCGGGTTGCGCTGGCCGGTAAGTATTTTGTACATGTAGCCACTGTCGACAAAAAGCCCGGTTTCCTTCGAAACGATACTTTCCAATTCACTCTGGCTCATGCCCCGGCGAAGAAGCTCCGTCTTTACGCACAACCCAAAGCCTGTCAATTTAGCCACTTTCACGAATTACCACCTCACCTTCTATTTTAATATTGACAAGTACCTAATTGCGTACTAATATGAATTTGCCGAACAATAAAAGCACGTAATTGTGTACTTGTTACAGTTGCATTATAGTACCTGTTCAAGTACAAGTCAATGCATTTTTGCACTTTTTAATGTACTTTTGGCATCGTGCACAAGAAAGGTACCTGAACATGTACAACTTGTATGAAACAATTTCTCATTTGTGTGAAGGCAAAGGAATCAAGCCCGGCAGAATGTGCAATGAACTTGGCATCAGCCGCGGCGCAATTACTGACTTAAAGGCGGGCCGAAAGCAGTCTCTGTCCGCCGACACCCTCTCTAAAATTGCCGCCTATTTCGGGGTTTCTGTGGATTATCTGCTGGGCAATGAAGAACAAAAAAAGCCCGTTGCCCCGAAGGGCAGCGAGCTTGACGAGCTTGTAAAGGATGAGCTTGTGGGCTTTTATGGGGACGTAAAAAAGGAATTAACCCCCGGAGACATAGAGGACATAAAAACGCTTATGAAGATACGCGCCGAATTGAACCGGCAAAAAGGGAAGTGAACGCTTATGTACCACAGCGCTGCGGCAGTGTGCGCCGACTTGGCGGGGGCTGGTGTGGCCGTTGTAGAGTGCCCGTTAAAGGAAAATGCCTGCATGTGCCTTGCAGATGGGGCGCTGGTAGCTATGGACAGCGCACGCTTTGAAAGTCAGCAGGAACAGGCAACGGCACTCATCCATGAAGCAGGACATTTCCTGTCCGGCGCGTTCTATACGCCTTACAGCCCGTATCAGGTCAAGGCGCAGGCGGAGTACAGGGCAGACAAAGCGGCAACGTTGCAATACATTCCGCTTTGTGATTTGGTGGAAGAAATGCGCTGCGGTTTTTCCGTCTGGGAAATTGCCGAGCACTTCAATGTGACGCCGGAGTTTATTTGGCGGGCCTATACGATATACCGGGATAACCTCGGCATATCTTTCACAGCGCTGGCATAGCCCCGCAAAGAGTGGAAAGGCCCTCTTTAAAACGCAAAAACGCTCCGGGACGAAGCGGAGCTTGTGAAACTGTTTCACAAGCTCCATTGTGACAAATTGCCGCAAGCATATACCGTTGTCGCAAATTGCGACAAGCTCAATCAATACAGCCGGGGAGTCGTCGCAAATTGCGACGACTCAAGGGCTGCCTTTACATCCACTTGCAGAGTTGCGACAAATTGTCGCAACTCAAGCATGGCAACCGAGGGGCTATTGCCCATGATGCGCTGTGCATCACCGATGCGACAATTTGTCGCATCGGTGGAAATGAGGGCGGATGAACCTTATAAACAGGCAATGCTTGTGCGGTGTGGTGGATTGTGGTGGTTTTTGGCCTTTTTGTAAAACTTTTCTCCTGAGCAGATTTTTTTCTTCTCATCTAGGGACTTTTTTATTTTTTGCAAAATCCACCACATTCCACCACAGAGGGGAATAAGGCTGCCGATGGTGCCGAAGGTCGCTTCCTCCCTGCGGGAGGCGTGGATTGAAAAAAGGCAAAATGAAAAACGCAATAAAGAGTATAAAAAACACTCCTAAAACTATTGACAGGAGTATTAAAAAGGAGTATAATATATACTGTAAGGAGGGAGTACAATGACAGTAAGAGAAGTCCTAAAGCTGCTTCACGCCGATGGCTGGCGGGAAGTGGATGGACGGACAAAAGGCTCCCACATACAGCTCAAGCACCCCACAAAGCCGGGAAAAGTCACGGTGCCTGCCCACGGTGGTGACATCCCGCTAGGGACGCTAAAGAGCATCAAAAAACAGGCGGGGCTGAAATAGGCCCCGCCGCCACAAAAGGAGTGAACAGCAATGAGAAAACTCACCTATCCTGCGGTGTTGGAACCCGCAGAGGGCGGCGCTTATTCCGTCTATTTTCCCGACCTGCCCGGCTGCATCAGCTATGGAAAAGATTTCGAAACCGCGCTTTCCGAAGCACAGGACGCGCTGGGCCTGCATATCTACGGCATGGAAAAAGACGGCGAGCCCGTGCCCGCGCCCTCTAAAAATCCTGAAGTCGACCCGGACACCGCCCCCGGCTATCTGGTAAGCCCGGTATCTGTCTATCCTGAACTTGTCTCGGAGGAAATCGACAACCGCCGCGTCAAAATGAATGTCACGATTCCCGCGTGGGTGAAAGAACTGGCTGCCGAAAAGGGCCTGAACAGCTCCCGCCTGCTGGAAGCCGCTATCCTGGACGCGGCACAGGTGCGCCGCCCCCGCGCCGGGCATGCTGGTTGAAAAGTGCATTTCTCTTGTGGGGAACCCCATAACGGCAAAATAAAAGCGCCCCGCGGCGCAGGCCGCAGGGCACTCAAGTGTCACTTCTGTTTATGGGGTGCGGGTAGAAACATCCTCGGTAATTTTCCCGAACTCTCGCTCAAACTTCGCCACATGCATACGAATTAGGCGGGTTACCTCAGCGTTGCGGCTGCGGTCGTCGTACTTGGCAATGTAGTCCAGCTTGTGCAGCAGTTCAGCGTCCATTCGGACGATAAAACTGGTTTCTGCCATCAGTCCCGCCTCCTTCCCTTGATTTTATTTTACTCGGATGATATCATTACGATAACAAAAGATATCAATTTGATATCATAAAATTGGAGGGAATACTATGACATGCCCGAAATGCGGAAGCGAAAATGTGACAATTGAAATGGTTCAAACAGGCGGAAGAACGGCCAAACACGGCACCGGCTTTGGCGGAAAGCTGAACAACACAGCTCGTGCAATTACCGCCATCAGCACCTTGGGAATGTCCAATCTGGTTTGGAAAAAATCAAAGGGCACCGAAAAGACAAAATTCAAAAATGAAAAAGTGTGCCTTTGTCAAGATTGCGGAAATTCCTGGGCTATCAAATAGTCTACCGTTCCCCACGAAATAAGCGTGAATAAAAAAGAAACCGCCCACGGCGGCAACCGTGGGCGGTCTCAAAATGAATAGCTTACCCGTAGTGGGCAATCCATCCTCGCAAATGGATTATACCACCTCTTGGGCAGGCTTTTCAAGTCATACCTTGGAGGTGTTTTTTGTGTCCGCCTTTTTCACAATGGAAATCACCCGGATGTCCACATCCTCGCGCGCCGAAATGATGCGCGCCAACGTCTCATATAAATTTCTTACGGCGGCCTCGTCCATCTGTGCTCACCCCTGCCAGCATATGTGCGGGGCGGCCGCCCCAGAACAGGAGGTGTCACGATGAGCGCTCCCGTTGTCCGTGCCGCGGGGTATATCCGCGTCTCTACGGCCGAGCAGGCGCTGCGCGGCCTCTCGCTGGAGGCGCAGGAGGCCGAGATACGCCGCTGGGCCGCGGAACATCATGTCCGCCTGGAAAATATCTATGTGGATAAGGGCATCACCGCCCGCAAGCAGCTTCACCGCCGCGCCGCCTTCATGCAGATGATGCAGGCCGTGGACGCGGGCCAAATTGACCTCATTCTCGTCATGCGGCTGGATCGTTGGTTCCGCAACGTCTACGATTACCACAAAATGATGAACGAGCATCTCATTCCCCATGGGGTGAACTGGTGCGCCGTCAAGGAAGACTACGACACCACCACCACAAACGGCCGGCTGATGATAAATCTCCGCCTGTCCATTGCCGAGCAGGAGTGCGATACCGACGCCGACCGCATCCGCGACGTCCAGCAGAATATGGTCGCCAAAGGCCGCTGGCCGTTCGGCGCCGCGCCGCTGGGCTACCGCATCGAGGAAAAACGCCTTGTCAAAGACCCTCACACGCAGCCGCAGGTGGAGTTCTTCTTCCGGCACATGCTGGCCAACGGCTCGCTGCGCGGCGCGCTGTTTGCCATGAACGACCGCTTCGGCACCAGCTACGAATACCGCCGCGCGCAGGATCTCTCCCGAAAATCCGTCTATTACGGCGTGTACGGCGAAAATCAAAGCTTCTGCCCGGCCTATATCACGCTGGAAGAGCACCAGCGCATCCGGTCCCTGGCAGAGAAAAACGTGCGTGTGTGGTCGTCACCCACCGCATGGCCGCACCTGTTTTCCGGCCTTCTCATCTGCGACGACTGCCACCGCCGCCTCAACGCCCAAACCATCCGCCGCCCCAGCGGCGTCTATACCACCTACCGCTGTTCTCATTCCACCGATAACCACGGCTGTGCGAATAACCGCAGCATTTCAGAAAAGGTCATCGAAGAATACCTCCTGAATTATGTGCGCGAAGATTTGGCGCAGTACATCGTGCAAATGGAGGTCTCCCAGAAGAAGGCCGCCGCCCTGCCCGATAACACCGCCAAAATCCGCGCGAAGCAGGAGCGTGTGAAAACGCTATTTATCAATAACTTTATTGATTTGGAGGAATATAAGCGCCGCATACAGGAGCTGGAAGGGCAGATCATCCGCCGCCCTCCGTCCGAAAAAACAAAGGATGTATCCAAGCTGAAGCGGCTTCTGGAAGACGGTGCACTCAAAATGTACCCCACCCTCACCCGTGAGGAAAAACGCGCCTTCTGGCGCGGCTTTCTCAAAGAATTGCACATCTACCGCGGCACAATTCAAGGCCCGCCTATTTTTCTATAATCTAGTTGTAGTTATTGACATAGATAGTTCAGCCCGTCCTGCAGAATGAGCACATAGGTGCTGCGGGAATTGCGGCGCACGGTGGGGTAGCCTACGCCAGAGCAGGCCGCGGTGCCATAGCGGCGGTCGAAGTGCACCCAGCGGGGCGTCATGCTGATGGGCTCTACATAGCCCCAGGCCTTGGTAGCCACAGCGGCGTCGCGGATGCGCACGCGCTCGGCGCTGGACACATTCTGCCCCACGTCAAACGAGACGCCCGCGTAGTGCTGGCTGGTGGTGCCGTGCCCGCCCTCCCAGATGCGCTTAAAGGCATAGCCGATATAAATGCCCTTGCCGTAGCGGCGGCGCGTGAGGTTCCAGGCTTCCATGGCGGCTACCGTTGTCCAAAGCGTCTGGCTGCCCGATGAGCCGCGGAACTCCCGCAGGCGCATAGTGTTGCCGTAAGAATAGGGCATGGGGTCGTTTTCGCTGAGGTTATACTTGTAAAATTTATTGGCATAGGCGTCGTATACAAGCACTTTTGCCAT